AGTCCAAACTCTATCAGAGTCTGGTGCTACATTAACACCCGGCGAAGCCTCTGAACTAGAACGTCTAACAGATTTACTAGACGACATGGACATCGATGAATGTTCTGAACTTTTAAATTTAAATGAAGATGCTTCTAAAGAATCTTTTATTGAGAACTTGGCAAGAACCAGCGCAATTGAAGTTCTTACAAATGAAAAATTGAGCTTTGAAACCATGACAACCGCTTGCAAACTAAGTCCTAATGACTTTATACTGTGTGCTAAGAGGACCCAAGACTTAATCAATGCTATCCACGGATTGGTAATTAAGGGCGAAACACTTAGTAACGATGTAGCAGGCGCATGAAAAAGAACTCAGTATTTTCTTCAAGTAAATGGTCAACTAAAAAGGGAAAAATAGCAGTATGTATTCCTACACGGGATACATTGCATTCTGCCCATGCAATGAGCTTACTTGAAATGGTAAAATTTAATACCATGAATGATTTAGACACACATGTGTTTATGGATGCAAGTACAATCTTACTTACACAACGTGAGAGACTTGCAACAATGGCCTTAGATTTAGGGGCTGAATATATGCTGTGGCTAGATAGTGATATAGTATTTCCAGCAACCACTGCTGTTAGACTGTTAGCTCACAATCAACCTATAGTTGCAGGAAATTACGTTAGACGACAATTTCCCTGTAAAGGTGTTGCTTATGAAACAATAGGCGACTGGGAAAATCCCTTAGACTTTAAAGTTCAAGATAAACTTGTGGACGTAGAAGGAATAGGCATGGGTTGTGTATTAATGAAAACTGAAATATTCAATCAACTTCCGAAACCTTGGTTTGAATTTGGATGGAGTCCTGCATCAAATGATTTTTTAGGCGAAGACATGTTACTATGGCAAAAGGTCAGTGCAGCCGGGTACACTGTCAAAGTTGATACAGCACTAAGTCAAGAACTACGCCACTTAGGAACTTACGGTTTTGGTCCTAGCGACCTAGACTAACTCTAATATCAATTCTATTTTTGCTCTAATAATTTTATTATTGAGACTATTCTTTACACCCTGGTGTAAAGGTTTTGGCCAGTTGTTAAAACTGCACCACGCATATCCTGCATGTTCGTTATTTAGATGTGGTTGAAATTCTTTTTCTACAATCACAACATAGGTATTATACTGAAATTTTTGATCGTTGCTGGTAAACAACTCAAGAGGTACAGTTTTTTTAATACCAGATACTTTTCCAACTTCTTCTTCAATCTCTCGTTGTAATGCTTCAAATGGCGTAGCATCAGTAGGCTCTTTCTTTCCGCCCACTAACCCCCATGTTCCTGCAGTTTTTCCTTGAGTTCTCTGTAGCAAGAGAAATCGTTTGGTATCTCTTGCTAAAAATAAACCGCCGCTACAAATAATTTGATTTAGAGTACTAGTCGCCATAAACTTGAATCATACACACCTTCATAAGTTTTAGACCATGCTTTCTGGTCCCACTTATATTGTGTTCCTGTATATGAATTAGTTATATAGACCACATTACTCTGTGTAGTAGAATTGAATACAATGTTCCATGCAACACCATCCCACTCGATAATGTCGTTTGCATGTGCTTGAAAATCGCTGTTATCAGCATTCTTCCATGCATCGGGACCGTCATACCCCGGAGTGTTATATGCACTATTAATATTAATATCTTCTAAAATTAAAAATCTTTTGCCAGTTGCTACACCTGTAGGATTATAATTTTCAGGATTAATGACTGCGTCAACGGTTCCTCTACCAGCTATCGTAGTATTACTGGGAATAGTATCTGTATCAATGTTTAGTACCATAGAAGATTCGTCGCTAGGATCTAATCCTATATAAGCAATGACTTCAGTATTATCAGGTTGATTAAATCTCAATTGACTCAATCCGGCCCTAAATTTACCAGGATGCAGATCTAACAACTTATGCCATGACACAATATTTCTAGGATCGGTAATATCTATGTTTTCGCCCTGACCGTTTTTATTAATCAATCTTGCTCGATTGTTTAATATTAATAGATCATAATTACCTGGAGTTACAGTAATAGTAGCATCCGGACTTATTTCCCCAAAAACTTCTGCAGCACCTTCTTTATCATAAGCTGAATTAATTGTGCCGTGACCTACAGAATATACATTAGAAATAATCTTTGTGATAATTCCTAATTTTTTAACTTTAGCGGGCGGGGTTATCCAAACAGGTGCTGTAAAATTCATTGTTAGTATATCAATATCTTCACTAACGCCCTGAGGGATTGTTCTTGAACTCCATGTTTGTCCTGTTAGATCCAACACACTTAGACTAGTCCAATCTACATAATTATCAGTTGTTTGAATTTCAAAGCTAGGATTGAATAATACTGAAATTTGTTCCCACAGTTGAAGTTTCATTTCTGTATTAGTAGTCCATATGTCTGCGGCAAAGGTAATTAACCAAGGACTGGGCATCATTCGTTCTACAGTATAATTGCTACCTTGTGTGTTTAGGTATTCTTGACCATCTTCATCCCAGTCACGTTCACGAACTTGGATCTTACTAACAAACGTAGGATCCTGCATACGAGGACGATCGAACTGCAAGTCTTTAATGTAGCAGGCAATGAACGGAGCACTGGGAATAACGTTTTCGCTATTCTTTCTTAGTATAGATGCAACTTGTCTGCTCATGTCCCCATATCGAACAGGTACTTGAACTAACTGCCCCTTAGTATCTTTGTAGGCAAAGTTACTCATTACATTTATAAATTGTGTCAAGTATCTGCGTACTTGGCCGTCATAGAAGTGGTCCATATTAATTATCTGCTCTTGGTCTTAGTGCTTTGCTCAATGCTTGTTTCTCAACAACGACTTCTCCAGCAATAGTAGCAGTGTTAGTGTTATTGATAAACGATGCCTTTTGTGTTCTTCTGACCTTTGTTGCATCAGTAGTCTGTGTTTCGCCTGTCTGACTAACAGTCATGCGTACATTATCTTCAAACTTAATCCAGTGTCTTCCGTCATACCTAAATAGTCTATTAGGCAAATAATCAGTTCTTAAATAAAACTGTCCGTTGACGGGTGAAGTAGGAAACTGTATACCAAAGCCATACGGAGCGCCGTTAGGTGGAACTCCGTCCCCTGTAAGGTATCCTACATAATAATTGTGATCTGGAGAATTTAAAACTATACTTGCATCAAAAGAAGGATTGTCAACACTAACATCTAGATCTGTATTTGAAACATCTGCAACGTCTAATGTTTCTGCATTTTTCATAGGAACAACGTACAGATGTTCTGTATCATACCCACTTCGACCGACATCTGCTTCTGCCTGTGCAATAATTTGATTATTAATATCAATACTAGTTTGGACATTAGAAATTAAATCTCTAATCGTACTACCAGTCGCATCTCCATTAGCATCGATAAGTTCTTTGTCAAGTATTTCTTTAAATTCTTGTGTATCAACTAACGGCTGACATTTAGCACGTAGTAGGTGCGGATACCATGTCTGACTATACCCGCTTGCTGGACGAGTAACTTCGCTAATAACATAGAACCGCTTTAGTGCAACTGCATCGTCACCTAATGCATACTCGTCTTTTTGGTGTGGTAGTTCAATAACATCACCTGCCATTAATTTCCTACCTATTGCATCGAATGTTCCACGTAAATGGAACGTAACCATAATATTGTCATTCTGTAAGAATAAACCAAATTGACTTAGATTAAAGTCAATATCTTGTAATGTATAAATTCCACGCAAAATATAAACATCTGGATCGTAATGACGATCTCTATTTTCCATGAATAATAAATCTTGTATACCGAGTTCAGGAACGCTTGAGCCGCTTTGATCAGGAGTAGTGGGAGTAGCATCACCGGCTTCTGGTGCAACTGGTCCTAGGTATTTGTGCAAGAAAACATCAGTTCCGCCTACTTGGAACTGTTCGTTAATTGCACGATCTAAAAATCTAAAATCATTGCCCTTTTCGGGACGGTATAAGGATAAGCGTGGCATAGTCTTGTATTTATGGCTAAATATCAGTATGACTGAAAACGAAAACGAACGACAAAAGGTAATAGATTACTGCAAGACCATGCTGGGAGATGGCATGATCGATGTAGAACTAGATCCTGTACATTACAACACTGCAATTGACCGTGCCTTAAACAAGTTTCGTCAACGCAGTAGTAACGCGGTAGAAGAAAGTTATGCATTTTTAACAGTGGAAGTTGATAAAAATGACTATACGCTGCCACCAGAAGTAATGGCTGTGCGTCAAATCTTTAGAT